ACGCAGATCATTCATTATGCGTTTCTCCGCAGGATCCAAAGAGAGAAGCGTCAATTAGAAATCAAGAACAAGATCATCGAACGGTCTGGTTACAGTGAGGTGTTCGACGACAACAATACTCTTGACGGATCCAACTATTCGGATTACAATAGCATCAAAGATGCTGTTCATTCCAAATTACGTTATTAATGAAAGTCAAGCATTATGCTAAAGTTATTGTAGGAGATTATCAGTTTGCAGAATCTCTCAATCAAGAAGTTTTGCATCAATTGCAGTTTGCCAAAGACATTGGTCATACCAATGTAAAAGCATCGATGCACACTGGTTGGAATTGGTTACCGGATAATCAAAAAGTTAAAAACTTTAAGTCTTTTATCTCATCTGAGATTGAAAAACATTATAAACCAGGAGACCGAATTGGTGGTAGTCGTTTTTTTGGTAAAGTAACATCTCTTTGGGGAAATGTTTACAAGAAAGGTGATTACGCACAAAGTCATTGTCACAAACCAGACGACTTCAGTTTTGCATATTTTGTAAAAGCAAAGTGGTATGATTCTCCCCTTGTTTTTACTGATGGTGGAAAAAAAATCAGACCAAAAGAAGGCAGATATGTTATTTTTCCATCCTACTTATTTCACAGTGTTCCAAAACATCGATATAATCATGAAAGAATTACCTTGTCTGGAAACTACTTCATAACGTTAACATGAAAGTTGCAATCATTACCGATCAACACTTCGGTGCTCGCAAAAATTCCAAACTGTTTCATGACTATTTCTTAAAGTTCTACAATGAAGTGTTCTTTCCTTATCTAGAAGAACATGGTATTACCACCATTATTGATATGGGTGATACTTTTGATTCTCGTAAAGGCATTGATTTTTCTGCACTAGCATGGGCAAAAAATAATTATTATGATCGATTGCAGGACATGGGTGTTCATGTTCATACAATTGTCGGTAATCACACTGCGTATTATAAGAATACAAATGATGTAAATGCAGTTGATCTTCTGCTTCGTGAATACGATAACGTGACAGTTTATTCTGAAGCAACGGAAGTTAGTATAGATGAATGGCTTAATGTATTGTTTATTCCATGGATTAACCAAGAAAATGAGGAACGTACTTTCAAATTTATTCAAACGTCAGATTGCCACTGCGCGATGGGGCACCTTGAACTCACGGGATTTAGAGTTAATAAACATGTCGTCATGGATCATGGTCATGCGAGCAAGTTATATTCAAAGTTCACCAAGGTCTTCAGCGGTCACTACCACACTAGATCGGATGATGGACGGATCTACTACTTGGGAAATCCATACGAAATGTTCTGGTCAGATGTCGGTGATCGGAGAGGATTCGCCATCTTTGATACAGAGACTCTTGAACATTTTCATGTAGATAATCCTTATAGACTTTTCTATAACATCTATTATGAAGATACGAATCATCAAACTTTTGATACCAGAGAGTATGAAAATAAGATTGTAAAAGTTATCGTTAGGAAAAAAACTGATACTAAAAAATTTGAGAAGTTTGTTGACAAACTATATGCTGCTAACATAGCAGATTTAAAAATTGTTGAAAACTTTGACTTTAAAGGGTGGTATGAAAAAGATCTTGATATTGTTGAGTCTGAAGATACCTTATCCATTTTAAATAGATATGTTGAAGAGGCAGACATTGCACTTGATAAATCTGTTATTCAAAATATAATGAGGCAAACATATCAAGAAGCATGTGAATTAATTTAAAATGTATATTTTAACAATCTATGGCAAAGAAACCGAAGGAGCATATTCGGTAACTGATGATGAGGGAGATCAAATTCTCTATTTGTTTGAAGGTGAAGATGATGCCATGAGATATGCTATGATGCTGGAGAATGATGGTAGTCCAGAAATGCATATCATTGAGGTGGAAGATGAGTTGATGATAAAGACATGTGAAATGCATGATTATAAGTATGCAGTTATTAGTAAAAATGATCTTGTAGTCCCTCCTTTAGAAGAGCATGATTTTATTTGAAAGAGTCCGTTGGAAAAATTTTCTCTCTACCGGCAATCAGGAAACAGAAATAAATTTTACTGAACATGAAACCAATCTCGTCATTGGATCTAATGGTGCAGGAAAAAGTACAGTTTTAGATGCTCTGTGTTTTTCTTTGTTTGGAAAACCTTTTCGCAAAATTAATAAACCCCAACTTATAAACACAGTAAATGAAAAAGACTGTAGAGTGGAGGTTGAGTTTTCTGTTGGCAGCAGAAATTGGAAAGTTGTCCGTGGAATTAAACCAAATATTTTTGAGATATATCGAGATAATAATCTTTTAGATCAATCTGCTGCAGCATTAGATCAACAGAAATGGTTGGAGCAGAATGTTCTAAAAATGAATTACAAATCTTTTACTCAAATTGTAATTCTGGGGAGTAGCACTTTTGTTCCTTTTATGCAACTCACTGCTTCAAACCGGAGAGATGTGATTGAAGATTTGTTAGATATCCGTATATTTTCTTCTATGAATACTTTGATCAAGGAGAAAATTCGTACTATCAAAGAAGATATCAAAGTTCTGGAACTTAAAAAAGAATCTCTTATCGATAAAGTTACTATGCAAGAAAACTTTATTGAAGAATTGGAGAAAAGAGGAAAGAAAAATATCAAGGACAAGGAATCCAAGATTGGAGAACTTCTTGTAGAAGAAAATAATTGGATGGGAGATAATGAAGAAAAGAACAGAGAACTAGTTGAACTTCAGGAAAAACTTGAAAGTTATACTGGTGCTACTGAAAAACTTCGTACACTTGGTAACCTTAAGGGTAAAATTTCCAACAAAGTATCAAGTATTACTAAGGAGCACAAATTCTTCACACAAAATACGGTTTGTCCTACCTGTAATCAAGACATTGAAGAGACCTTCAGAATAAATAGAATTAAGGACGCTCAAGATAAAGCAAAAGAGTTGCAATCCGGTTATAAAGAACTGGAGGAAGCAATTAATAATGAAGAAGAACGAGAGCGTCAATTCCTATTCTTAAGTAAGGAGATTACTTCCCTAACACATGGCATTTCTAAAAACAATACTCAGATCACTGGATGTCAACGACAAGTCAGAGATCTGGAATCGGAAATTCAAAGAATTACCGACCAACTTGCAAATAGAAATATTGAACATGAGAAGTTAGCAACCTTTAAGGAAAATCTAAAAACTACATACGACGAATTAGTACAACACAAGGACACGATTAACTATTACGATTTTTCGTATAGTTTACTTAAAGACGGTGGAGTAAAATCCAAAATCATAAAGAAGTATCTACCGCTGATAAATCAGCAAGTAAACCGTTATCTTCAGATGATGGACTTCTACATTAACTTCACACTTGATGAGGAATTTAACGAAACCGTCCAGTCCCCAATTCACGATAATTTCTCTTATTCTTCTTTCAGCGAGGGAGAGAAGATGAGAATCGATCTAGCACTCTTGTTTACTTGGAGAGAGGTGGCAAGGATGAAGAATTCTGTCAACACGAATCTACTCATCATGGATGAGGTGTTTGATAGTTCTCTTGATGGATATGGAACAGAAGAGTTTATCAAGATTATTAAATACGTTGTGAAAGATGCTAACGTATTTGTTATTTCGCACAAGACCGGTCTTGAAGATCGATTTGATAATGTAATGAGATTTGAAAAAGTTAAAGGATTTAGTAGGATGATTTGATGCCAACGTTTACACATAAGGAAACTGGAAAAAAAGTATTTTTCGCACACATACCCAGAACAGCAGGAAGATTTGTAGAAGCTAATCTTTTAGAAAATGGATTTGAATGGTCGGACAATTATTTGGATACTGGTCTGGGTGTGATGTCTGTTGTAAATGGTGTAGAGATTGCACACTATCATCGTGATCATTATCAAAAGTATTTGAATGTAGAGAACATTCCACATTTTTCTATTGTTAGAAGTCCCATTACTAAGTTTATTTCTGGATCTGTGTATTTGAAAAGGACTTATGGAGATGATATTCAATCTATAATGGAAGATCCCATGATGTTCTCATCAATGATAGAAAATCTTCCGTTTGAAGAGGCATGGAATTGGTATAGACCTCAGATTGATTTTTTATCTAATAAAACTCATGTGTGGAAGTTTGAAGATAAAATTGGTGATGAGTTTGTTTTCTGGTTGAGTGATATTATTGGTGTTAATTTAAAGTTTGACAATAACATAAAATATCCTAAATCTTCGGATGAAGGTAATAAGTTAAAGAACACTCCAGCTTTAGAGGTGAATATTCGTTCATGCTACAGTAAAGATTTTGAAGTATTGTATAAAAATGTTTAGGAAATATTAAGTATAACGAAAACTTCATTAAGTTAGCATACCAACACTAAATAGTAACAGAATTGAGAGAGAATCTTATGTAACGAAAGTCTCGTT